TATTAATTAATGTATTTACAGCTTCTTCTACTTGTCTTTGAAAAAACTCTTGAGTTTCAATCGAATATCTAATGTTATCTATATCAATCTTATCACTCATTATCTTGATCCACCTTGACTTGCTGTTAAATCAATTCCTTGAGCATTAGTCCAAATACTTTCTGCTGGTATTTTTACATTTGCTCTAAAATATCTACCACTTTGTCTTACAGGATTTATTCCTGTGTCATTCATAGAACTTGATGCAGATGTAGTAACAGTATCTGCTAATTTATCTCTAGTCTTAATAGTTACATTTGTACTTGCATCTACAATGGGTCTAATACCAGTTACATTTGCTCTAAGACCTGGAAATATCTCTTGCTCTTTTGTTTCAAGTTCAGCTTCTAAAGTTTTTCCAGAAAAAATTGCTGCTTTAAAATTTTCATCAACAGCACCAAGATATAAATGTCCTGTTGTCCAATATGCTGTATCAAGTGAAATATTAATATCGTCTAAGTTTTCAGAAATAATATCCATTAACTCAACTGTGTTTGCTACTACGAATTGTTTAAAGATTTGTGATGCTTTAACTTTAGCAACTGACCACTTTTGAGTTACATAATTGTATATCAGTAGTTTATCACAAATTCCAGTAGTATTTGGATTATCTTTACTTGGATATAACCAAATGGCTAAAGTATTAAATGGATCGACTGCTGCTGTAATTCTATCTGTGTATGCTTTGTTTAAATCTCCATCAAAAAATCTATTTACTTTCTCAGCTCCTATCGGCAAAATTTGATCGCCATTGATTTGAAAAAATCCATCTGATGCGTAAAAGAAAACTTGTCTGTTGTCTTGGCAAACTGTTTGTCCATAAACAGCACCTCTATTTGGAGAGATAACTGAAAATCTAAACACAACATTTCCACCCACAAAGTCCATTCTTATAATTTGATCTTCTCTGAAAACATAACCAACCTCACCAGAAGTTATGGCCACAACTTGACCACCTGATCCTGGTAAGTCTTGAGTATCTGATGAACTAACACCAGCTTCCCAAGTTGAAATATCGTTTATTCCTGACCATGCAACTCTGTTCTTTGCATTTTCTATATTACCAGTAACTAAAAAGTCCCTGATAACACCTGAAACTTTAAACTTAGCTGGTACTGTACCTGAGCCACTAGAAGTTGCTAAGGATTGTAGTGTTGCAAAGTTAGTTGAAGTACCCATTAAATAATACATAGGAGGATTAACTCCATTACTTGCAACTACATATTGGCCAAACTGAGTAAAGGTAAAAAAATCTGTATCACCACCTGATATAGTTAAACTTCCTTTTACACTAGCAAAAGTACCAGATGTTAATTTGTAAATATTGTCTTTTGTTCCAACAAAAGTAAATACTGTGTTTGTATTATCTCTAAAACTACCAGCACCTTTTGCATTTTGTGTTACATTTGATGCACCACTATAAGCAACTAAACCTTTAACTGGTTTATAGCTTGACTGTGCATGATAAACATTTGTTGCAACAGTTGCACCAGGATTTAAATGATCTGGTTGGTCTGGCAACCATTCGCCAAAAGGTAATTGCATTATTTTTTCCTATTATAAAGTTGAAATAAATGGAGAAGCTACTGTGTTCTCACCTCTAATTTGTAAAGGCGAACCACTTACTTGATCTTCTCTGTCATTTAATTCTAATCGTTCCATAGCAGTTGCAAACATTTGTTGCCAAGTTTGAACTTGCTGAGGATTAATACCACCTAAAAAATTAGCAGCATGAAATAAAGAGCCATACAAATAAATTGCTGGGTGTGTTGTTAAAATATAATTTGTTGTAGTTGTATCGGATAGAGCATCAAATGATTTATAATAATTTATAAAAGCTGTGTAAGTTGCATCTGGTTTTGGAGAAAATCTAAAAGTATCTCCTAAAATTGTAAATGAGTTTGGCAAACCAGTTGTAGAGGTTCCAACTGTGCTATCCATTTGTGATGGTGTTGTGTAAGTTAAAGGGACTTTTGTATTACCATTTAAAATATAAATATCTCTTACTTGTAAAAAACCAGTTGGCAAAGCCTCTGTTTCACTATCAATAGTAAAACTTGTTTGAGCTACCATTTTTCTAACTCTTAATTTTGAGTTAAAATCAGCTTCTGCTAATTTGATAAAATCATCTGCTATCTCATCTGTTAAATCTGATCTGTTTAACCAATTTGCTATAGATGCTTTTAAAGTTGTATAATTTGTTAGTGCCATTAAAATCTTCCTGATGATGTTCTGAAATATCTGTAATCAGAACTATTTAATTTTTCTCTTAATATTTTTTGCTGAACGTCTTTAGGTAAGTCAAACCAATTACCTTTGTTTTGATCTTTGTGATATTCTTTTGTCCAAATCTCAAGAATTATTGTGGGGATAGTTGCTATTCTTTTTAATCCCTTGTCAGGACTATAACCATCATTTTGATTGTATAACCTTTTATTATTTTCTAAAATTGGTTTTACATCTATTGATCTTTTTTGAACAACACCCTCATTACCATTATCTAAAAAAGTTTCTGTAATATTTTTATTTACTTCTTCACTAATTTTTCTCATCTGCCTTGACCTAAATATCTGTTTTGATTTTTTTGTCTGCGTTCACCTTTTGACTGAGATTTTTTATGAACCCCTTTACGTTTAGGTGGTTTATCTCTTGGTATAAAATGGACAAACTTTTGTTTGGCCACTACGCACCCATTTCAGTTACATAGACATCAGTTGATGACCCATGAAACACAGCAATCTTTTCTCCAGGAGAAACTTTAATAATTTCAACTTCACCAGATGGTAACAAAGGTGATGTTGCACTTGCAGTTGGTGAAGCACCTAACACAAAATGAAAGTTAGCTGATCCAACAATTCTTACATAGTAAGTGTGTTCGCCAAATGCAGCAGATGCAGTTGATGAATTGTTTGTATTCAGTTTTTGGGTTGTTCCTGGTCTTAAAGCATAATTGTATGACATTAATATTTTCCTTTTTTACTTTTAACTTTTTTGCCTTTTTTTTTTGCAAAGGCTTTAGCTTTTTTCATTCCACTTTTTGTGTATGAAAACTTTTTTTTTCCTACCATTGGCATAATTTATTTCCTTAAAGTTGGTATTTGTGGGGAAGTATCGCTAGACAAGATCCCCACAAAATTTGTAATTATCTTCTGATAACAAAAGTTATTTCCATTTTAGAAGAATTAGTTGAACCACCATCTGTGATACATTCGATAGTTCCATTTTCTTCTACTCTATTAAGATCAGTTGGCTCAGCAGTTGCTACTTTACCAGCAGATCCAGAAGCCACATGACTTATAGATCCACCAGTTACTGCAACACCACCTATTTCAAAAGAGATAGCTGCTGTTCCTGTTGTAGCTGCTTTATTGTGAGTTATAATCTTAATTATTCTGCCACCATCAGGTACACAAACAAAAGTTGATGAAGCTGATGATACATTTGGAATTGCAGATGTAATAAAATAATCGTTAAGTGTTCTCATTGTATTTTCCTTTTTGATTGCTTCGTTCCGTCATTGACTTCAAAGACCAAACAAAATGTTGATTAGTATTGATGGGGGATTGCTCCCCCACCAAATTAATTATTATGATGTAGTTAGATCGAATACTGCACCACTTGCTTTTTCGTTTTTAGAAACAAGTGTGTACTCAGCGATCATAGCTTTTTTCTCAGCATCACCAGTTTTTGCAAGATCCATAAGTTGGAAATCTCTTAAAAAGGCAACTGCCCACATATCAGGTTGTAGTACAAAACAATCTCTTGATCTTGAGAATCTGTTAGGTACAACTGTCATAGCTCCGAAATCACTTTCGTAAATGTCCACAGCATTAACAAGTCTTTTGTCTTCTGCTGAAGTCATTTTAGTTGAGCCACCAGTAAATCCTGATAGTTTTTGTTTGTTGAAAGAACCAAGCATAATCATTGATGGATCTCCACCCTCATCCCAACATTGTTTTACAACGTCTTTAAGTTGAGCTTCAGTAAAGGCTCTTTGAGTTCCGTCAGTTCTAGCTGTACCAGGTACGTCTGCACTTGATACTTGACCATTAGCACCATCAGATGCTTTGCTTGTAGATGCTTGAATCCAAGAAGCTAAGCCAGATAATTTTCTAGCAGTTCCTGTAGCACCAGCTGTTCCTGTTTGGTTTAAACATAGAGTAGTTTCCATATCTCTTTTAAGTTCTTTTGAACTTTTAGAAATTTGGTAAGCTAATTCATTGTTTCTACCAGCTTTATTTACTGCATCTTGAGTACCAGAAACTACAACAGCTTTTCTTGAAATCTGTGTGTGGTTATTGATTCTTGCAGTTGGAGAAACAGATCCAAAGCTAATTTCATCACCCTCAATGTGGTGATTATTACTTGCTGCTGCTGCTAGAGCATCAGTTTGCCACTCATGTAAAACACCAGAGGCTTTTTCTTTTCCAATTGCTGACATAAAAGGAGTATCTGTCGGAGAGATATTATAAATAATATCTGACAAATCTTCTCTATCACCAATCGCTTGATACGTTTGAAACGTATTAGTTACTATTGCCATAGTTATATCCTATTTGTTGAGGTTATTTGTTAGTTATCATATCTAAAAAGACATCTTGAGCAGCTTTCATACTGCCAGATTTTTTTAGACGACTAAACTTATCTCTCCTCAATTTTAAGTTTGCCTCAGATTTGCCTTGCTTAACACCTGATGAAAAAGGTTTGCTAGGTTTAGTAATCTTTTTCGCAATATTCGGTTTTGAATTTTGCATACTTCGATACTTCATAGCATCATTAACCAACATCACTATTCTATGATCGTACACTTGAGCAACTTCTTGGTCGTTAAACCCATAATTGTTTAGTGTGCTTTTCATATTAGCTTTTAAACTTGAAGCCTTTGCTGGATCAGAAAATTCAGGCATCTTAGATACTAATTTTCTTTGTTGATCTTGCAAAAATGTTTCAAATTGTTGCTTTTGTTCTGCTTGAGTTTGTTGAATAGATTGATTTAAAGCATCTTGCTTTTTCTTCAACTTTCTTTCCACTCTTGCAGCTTCTGTTGGATCTTCGTCATACAGTTTATCTAAATCAGCAGAATTAATTTCTGCGTTTAAATCCTGTTGAGCAGCAGACAATCTTTGATTCAACTCATTGAGTTTTTGAGAATAGTCTTGTCTTTGCTTTTCAGACTCAGATTGAAATTGTTTTCTCTGATGAGAAAGTTCTTCAGTCTTTTGTCTATAGTCAGCATCTCTTGAGTAACCATTTCTCAACTCATCAAGGGTAACGTCTAATTCTTGTCCATTTACTTTAACAGTATAAGATGGGGAATCTTCTTGTTTCTCTTGAGTATCAATTTGTTCTTCGTCTTGAGATACATCTTGCTCCGAAACTTCTTCTTCTGATTCAGTTTCTTCGCTTATTTCCTGTTCCTGTGGTTGATCTTCTTCAGATTCCACATTTTGTGGTTCAGGAGAATTTTGTTCAATTTCTTCTTTTGGTTCTTCAGCTTTAGCTTCTTGCTTAGGCTCCAATAAACCATTGATTGCTTTTTGTGCTTTTGTGATGTCAGTTTCAGCTTCCTTTAACGGATTTGCGTAATTGTCTGCCATTGTGTTTCCTTTGTAAGTTAAGCTCCTCTAATGAGGTTGGCTTATCCTAACCTTAGTGATTAGAATTTTTTTCTATCAATACTTTTTCTATAATCTTCTAACTGCTTAGAAGCTAGTTTTCCTGTATCAATCATTTCTAATAAATTTTGTTCTACCTTGTTGACCACATTGTAAGCTAACCAAAGTTTTTCTCTTGCATCTGTTTCTATTGCACCAGTATTAAATAAACTTTCTGAATATAAGGTTCTTAGTTTATCAAAACTTTCTTTTAATAATGGGTCTTGAAATAATGCCTTAGCTTTGTTCGCTTGGGTCAATTCCTGGTTGAGCTTGTCCTGTTCGCTGTTGTCCATCTAAATTACTCACTTGTTGATCTAGTTTGTCTGATGATTGTTGTGCAGCAAGGAAAGTTTTATTTCTATTTGATGTTACTAATTTTTCTATATCAGCATCAGCTTTAATTTTAGCTGCATCAAGTTGTGTATTATATTTTAGCTCCATTTCCTTAATCTTAGTTTCAAAACCTAAAATAGCTTCTGCTGTTTCAGCTTTTAATTTTCTAGCTTCTAGTTCAAGCTCTGCAACTTTTCGTTTTTCTTCAGATGCTATTCTAGTAAATTCTATTTTCTCTATTGGAGTTGGTGGAGGTGGAGGACTAGGTTGTACTAATTCTCTACCCTCATCTGGATTAACAAAATAATTTTCAACATTTTTAAGTCCAGCTTCTTCAATAATTTTTGCTAGTGAATTATAAATATTTTTTAAAGTAACCATTGGATATTCTTTGTTACCTTGTAGTTGGAAAGCCTGTAATTGTTTTTGTAAAATATTATTTAACATAACAATTTGTTGATCTTTAGAACCAGCACCTAAGCCAACATTAATTGAAATGTTATATCTGTTTTTCCATTCAGTAGGACTGACTGGTACAAACTTATTATTTAATTCTACAATTCTTTCTTTGTTTTGATACTTAACAGTAAGCTCAAATATTCTTCTAAATAAATCTTTAATCCCTGTTTCTGCAAACACTCTGGCGATTAGTTCCATTCTCATTTGAGATTGGCTCATCAAAGTATTTACACCAGTTGCAGTTTTATTAAGTGCATCTGCATCTAACCCTTGTGAATATCTTGTAACCCCAGTTCTAGTTTCTCTAACTGTGTCTAAGTATTCTAATAAAGGAAATGCTTGTTGTGAAATCGTTTGGTTTTGCATGGGTAGCATAACCTGACTTGGTGGTTGTTTAGTTCTAACCACACCACCTGGTCTTGAAGTAAGTAGGTCGTCCAAGTTGACCATTCCGTCCATAATAGCCACTCTGTTATTATTCGTTAGATACATATTATCTAATAACTGACGCATTACAGTTGATTTTACTAACTGCACATCTTCGACTAATTCTGAAACTGATCTACCATAAAATCTGTGTGGCATAGGAACAGGAGTTAAAGAACAGAAAGGAATGAAATCGCAAGGCATATTTTCTAAAATTGTGTTTGCGTTTCCACCAGCTACAATAACTTTTCTTAGTTCTGCAATACCATCTCCGTCCATGTCAATTTTAACATAGCACTCATAAATTTCTATATCTTCTGTACTCTCATCTGGAGCATCATTTATTGAACTTTCATCTATATCAGCAAACCTTGCTAATCTTTCATCATTCATGGTAACAGTATTTTGAGTAGGAAGATTATCTACCACATCTCTATCAAAACCCATTTGAATTAAATCGGATCTAGTTTTTAAAACTTTGTGTGCAACAAAATCTGCATCTTCAATACTTTTGGCAGACCTTTGAATTAAAAATTCTTCAGGTGGGATATTTTCTATTTTAACTTTGCCAGAGCTTGTCGTTCTTTTAATAATACAATTATATAGTTTAGGAGTTGGTATATCCTCCATCACTTGACCTTGTGCTTCGGCTAAGGTTTTTATTTGTTCAAGTTGTTCTTTTGCTTTTTCATCAACAAAACTTTCTTCTTCAACAACTTCAACATCATCATTATCTATTAATATTTGATATTCTTGTTCGTTTAAATTTTCGTAAGTTTCTTGCTCAACCTTTTCACTTTCGTCCCAATAAACTTTTACAATTCCATTCTTTTCAATTAACGCATCTTTAAACCAGGTATATAAAATAGAAAAACCATCATTGTCTTTGTTAAAGATATAATTGATATAGTTAGTTGCTTGTTCGGCAAGTGCTACATCTTCAGCTTTGACTGGCTCACACTTTACAGTTTGATCTGATGCTGTGAAAATTTTAAGTAGGTTTGGCAAGATGGTTTCAACTGTATCTGCAACATCTGTACTGACTACTTGTGATCTACCATCAATCTCAGTACCTAATGGTTCTCCCATATAATACTCTAAAGATTTTTTTCTTTGAGCTGATAGGTTTCCACCCATATAACCCATAGAGTTATTTATCTCTTGACCAATAATATTTTTTAATTCTAATTCTGTTACTTTGTCTGCCATATTAAACTATATAATTTGTTTCGACTGGTATTTCTTCGTCCCAATCACTAACTTCCACACCCTCACCTACTATTCCAGTTCTGAAGCTGTCAGCACAATGAGAAGCATAGTTGTGCATTGGTTTATTTCTAAAACATTGATTTTTGTCGTCCCACCTTTTTTGGTAAGCCTTTAAATTCTCAAGAGCTTTTTGACATTTGTTTTTGTCAAACCAACAATTAGGAATGGCTTTTCTAACAGCTTCAATCCCATCTTCTATAGATAGTTTTGGTGCTACTTCAAAAGCAATACCTAATTCTAAAGCACTCTCCAATCTTGATTTACCAAAGTTACCTATTTCTCTAACCTTAATATCATGGGGAGCTATATGCTTTGAATACTCATATTCTTTTCTATTAATGACATCTACATAGTGATCTAAACCCTCACCAGCATTTTCATAATAATCTATTAATCTGATCTCTCCTTTATACCTTTGGACAAACCATATCGCTGTGGAGTCATTTAAGCCTAAATCCCACCATGTTTCAGTATCAAGGTTCTCATCATACAGATTGTCTGTAATCCTATTCTGTGACTCTAATTTTTCGATTAAAGCACCATAATATGAACCAGTTATCGCAGCTTGGAAACTGCACTCAAATTCTTGTTCGTATAAATCCTCAGACATCATCTGCTTTGCAGCAGTTAATTCTTCTTGATCTAATATGTTTGTATCACTAGCTTTAAATAAACCAGCATACCAACTTTCATTCTTCTTAGCTTCTTCAAATAATTGAAAGAAGTAGTTTCTACCTTTTGGTGTTCCAATAAATACACACCACCCTTTTCGGTCTGCCAGAGCTGGTCTTATGACTTCAGGAAAGATAGTAGGCTTAATGCTTTGAGTTTCGTCAAAAACACAACCATCTAAAAATATACCCCTTAGAGCTTGATCGTTCTCAGCTCCAAGAATTGTAATCCTTGAACCATTCGGTAGATCGCATCTTAATTCTGACTCATTAAACTTAGTTCCAGGTATTTTACCAGCGAACTGTTTAATATAATCCCATGCTGTCGCCTTACCTTGTTTAAAGGTAGGAGATATAAAAGCATATCTTGGGTTTGGCAAAGGACAAGTAAGTGCTGCTTTAATCATTTGATTAATCATCATTACTGTCTTTCCAGCTCTCCTGTGGAGAACTAGAACACTAAATCGGTGCTTATCGATTTTTTTGTGCAAAAAATTTTGGAGTTCTCTTGGCTTATATGGAATGACTATTTCTGGCATTTTTAAAACAAAACCCCCCTAATGTACTGTAACTCCTTGAGGTACGTTTAGTAGTTGTTCAATGCCAAAATCTTCCATGATGTGAGTTGAGAAATATCTACATTCTCTAAGATCGTTAAATCCTCCAAAGTGAACAACAACAGATTTGCTGCTTTCCATAATGTAAATTACTGCTGAGTAGCCTTTTTCTTTGTCGTCAAATTCCATCATAAAAAATCCTTGATCTAGTTGTGTGTAAGTCCCATCAATTTTAACAAGCCACCGATATTTAATTTGGTGCATATAGCTTTTAAAAACCCCC